CGCCAGCTGCCGGTCGACGCCGTGACCGGCACGCTCGTCGGCGCGACGCCCACCGTCGTCGCCGAGTACGACGTGCGCGACGTGACCCGCTTCGGGCTGCTGATCCAGAACACCGGCGACACGAACGCCATCGGGACCGTCGAGGTCTTCAAGAGCTTCGACGGCACGCACTTCGGCCCCGCGGACGCGGCGACGACGGGCCTCGCGATCGCGCACGACGACGGCGCGACCGTGGAGTTCAGCGACGTCGCGTTCACGACGCTGCGCGTGCGCCTGACCAGCGCGAGCGGCACGACCTACCGCCTCACCGCGCGGGGGACGTGATGGGCACGCTGGTCAACGGCACGCCGGTCGGCGGCGCCGCGGGCGCCAGCGCGGCGACCGCGAGCGCGGAGGACGCGACCGCGTACACGCGCGGCACCACGTCCTACGCCGCGACCAGTACCCCCTGCGAGACGTCGATCGAGGTCGGCGCGTCGGGCGTGCTGGTGATCCTCTACAGCGGCTCGTGCTACGAGGCCGCGGCGGGCGACTCGATCCTGATGAGCGTGGCCCTCTCGGGGTCGAACACGCTGGCCGCGGCGGACGCGCACTGCGCCTACGCCGCCAGCCCGGGGAACGGGCTCGGGGTCAACGTCGCGCGCGCGCTGCGCCTCGCGGGGCTGGTGGCGGGCCCGACGACGGTGACGCTCAAGTGGCGCACGCTCGGCGCGACGTGGACGATCCAGCAGCAGTCGCTCGTCGTGATCGCGCCCTGACCCCGCCGCCCGTCCCCGCCTTTCGTGCCAGCCCGGCGTAGCCCGGACCGGCCTCCGCGACCCACGCTCTACCTCGCAATGGCCACGGTCCAGCGCTACGACGCGGGTGAGGTGCGGGGCATCGAGCGGACGCCGCAGGGCGGGCTGCGCGTGGCCGGCAACGTCGCGCGCACCGGCGTGCTGCTCTACCAGACCGTCGACGGCCGCACCGTGCGCGAGTACGTGCCGCCGGAGACGCTGTTCGCCGCGGACTCGCTCGCGTCGCTGCGCGGCGCGCCGATCACCGACCTGCACCCCGTCGACGACGCGGGCCGGCCGGTGCTGGTGACCGCCGCGACGTGGAAGAAGTACTCGGTCGGCACGCTCGGCGACACCGCGCGCGCCGACGGCGCGCTGCTCGTCGCGGACCTGCTGGTGCAGGACGCCGGCGAGGTCGCGCTCGTCGAGGCGCAGCAGCGGCGCGAGCTGTCGTGCGGCTACGAGGCCGAGATCGACGCGACGCCGGGCGTGAGCCCCGCGGGCGAGCACTACGACCAGGCGCAGACGCGCCGGGTCTACAACCACGTCGCGCTGGGGCCCGCGGGCTGGGGCCGCGCCGGCCCCGAGGTCGCGCTCCGCATGGACGCCGCCGGGCACGCGCTGCCCGCCGCGCCGCCGCCCTCCGTTTCGTCCGCAGTGACCCAAGCGCGGCTCGACGCCGCAAAGGACTCGTCCCCGATGAAGACCCCGGTGCTCAAGATCGCTGGCCGCGAGTACACGCTGCGCGCCGACGCCCTGGAGGGCGACGCCGCGGCCGCGCAGGGCGCGATCGACGGCCAGGCGGAGCTGGGCGCGAAGCTCGACGCCGCGAACAAGGCCCTCGCGGACGCGATGGCGCAGATCGCCATGCTCCAGGCGAAGCTCGCGGCCAAGACGAGCGAGACGCCGCCGCCGCCGACGGAGGACCAGGTGCCCGACGCCGTGCTCGACAGCGCGCTCGCCAAGCGCGAGGCGCTGCGCGCCGACGCCCGCGTGGTGCTCGGGGGCGAGGTCAAGCTCGACGGGCTCAAGCCGGCCGAGATCAAGGCCAAGGTCATCGCGCACCTCGCCCCGAGCGTGAAGCTCGACGGGCTCTCGAAGGACGCGATCGAGGGCATGTACGTCATGGCCGTCGCGGGCGCGAAGAAGGCCGGCGGGGGCAAGAGCGAGGGCGATGGCGGGGCGCGCAACGACGGCCTCGCGAAGGCGCACGAGGCCGCGATCGGCGGCGCGGGCGCGCCCCGCGCGGACGCCGACGACGAGGACCCGTTCACCAAGATGTGCCGCACGCTGGAGGCCTCCAGCCGCGCGCCGCTCGGCGAGACCGCCGGGAAGGGAGCCTGAGAGATGCCTGTCCAGACCAGCTACAACGGCGGGCCGAGCCGCGCCGTCGCGGGGATGATCGCCGAGGGCGGGGCGCGCGTGCGCTCGCGCGTCGCCGAGGCCGCGACCGTCGCGGGCCAGCTCGCGATCCGCGGCACCGCCGACGGCCAGGCACGCGCGCTCGCGTCGGGCGACGCGCCGAGCGCCGACGGCGACGCGATCATGACCGTCCAGGCGACCGCGACGACCGCGCAGGTCTGCACCGGCGCGACGCTCGACGGCGTGGTCGGCACGGCCGTGTTCTGGCCGCCGCGCAACGTCACGCTGACGCTCAACTCGCACGCCGACTGGGACCCGAGCACGATCCTCGTCGAGGGGCTCGACGCGTTCGGCGCCCCGTGCGCCGAGGCGTTCGAGGTGCCGAACGGCGGCAACGTCACGCTCACCGGCGTCGTCGCGTTCTCGCGCGTCGTCAACGTCAAGATCCCGCCGCAGACCGGCACCAACGGCACGCTCGACGTCGGCCTCGGCCTCGCGATCGGCGCGATCGACCGCAAGGTCGAGGGCATCGCGGTCTACGACGCGACGCGCGAGCCCGAGGCGTACGGCCAGTACGACGACATGCCGGTGCTCGACCAGGGCTTCGTCTGGGTCACGTCGGAGGCCGCGGCGACCAAGGGCGATCCGGTCTACGTGCGCTTCGTCGTGACCGGCGGCGAGGTCTACGGCGCGATCCGCCCGACGCCCGACGCCAGCGACTGCGGGCTGCTGCGCGCGGCGCGCTACGCCGAGACGATCACCGGCGCGGGCCTGGCGAAGATCGAGCTCAACCTGCCCTGAGCGCGCGCGCACGCGCGCGACACAACGACCACCACCGGCCGCCGCGGGACGGGCGCGAGGACGAGACGAACCATGGGAAAGCGATTCGACAGCTACATGAAGGCGCTCGAGCGCTCGGGCATCGCCGAGACGCTGGTCGGGGGCGAGGGCCGCCGCGTCCGCGCCGACGCCAACGAGACCGCCGCGTTCGCGCGCGAGCTCGAGTCCATCGACAAGCGGCTCTTCGAGAAGACGTACCCCGAGTACAAGGGGACGACGCTCGTGCCCGTCGCGACCGGCATCGACGCCGGCGCCGACGAGTACACCTACCGCTGGATGGAGGAGCTCGGCGAGGCCGAGCTGCTCACCAACTACGGCGACGACGTGAAGCTCGTCGACGTCACCGGCGACGAGGAGACCTCGAAGCTGGTCTCGTACGCGGCGGGCTACCAGTACACCGTGCAGGACATCCGGCGGTCGCAGATGACCGGCCGCCCGATCGACGACAAGCGCGCGATGGCGGTGCGGCGCGTGCTCGCGAAGAAGGCCAACGACGTGATCTTCAGCGGCGACAGCCGCAAGGGCATCACGGGCTTCGCCAACAACCCGAACGTCGACACCGTGTCCGGCCTGACCGGCACGTGGTCGAGCGCGACCGCGGTGCAGATCATCGACGACATCCGCAAGATGGAGAACGAGATCTTCGACGAGTCGAACGGCGCCGAGCTGCCCGACACGATCGCGTTCGCGGCGACGACGTTCAAGCACCTCTCGAAGCCGGTCGGCGACAACGTCGACAAGACGATCCTCAAGTTCCTGCGCGAGCAGGGCAACCTGATGTTCATCAGGAACATCGAGTTCGCGCACGAGCTCAACCTCGCCAACGCGGGCGGCAACGGGCCGCGCACGGTGGTCTACAAGCGCGACGCCGAGAAGCTCGAGGCGCTGATGCCGATCCCGTTCATGCAGCACCCGGTGTTCGCCAAGAGCCTCTCGTTCCTGGTGCCGTGCGAGATCCGCGTCGGCGGCGTCGTGATCCGGTTCCCGGGCTCGATGCGCTACGCGGACGGGCTGTGACGATGCTCCGCGTCGTCAACATGCACACCGCGAAGGTCGAGGGCATCCGCCCCGGCCACGCCGGCGATGTCGACCCGGACCGCGCGCCGGTCCGCGTCGCGCTGGAGGCGCGGCGGCTCGTCCCCGAGGACGCCGTGCTCGCGTCGCGCCAGGCGGCGCTCGAGGCCGGGCGCATGCCCTCGCGCGCCGAGGTCGAGGCCATGGTCGCCGAGCTGACCGACCGCGGCGCGCGCATCGCGGACCTCGAAGCCGCGCTCGCCGAGGCGCGCCAGGGCGTGCGCGTCGACGTCGACATGACCGCGCTGCGCGCCCAGCTCAGCGCGGAGATGGACGCGCACGTGGCGCGCGTCGAGCGCGACCTCGGCGCGCAGCTCGCCACGACGACCGAGGCGCTCGCCGCGCGCGACGCCACCATCGCGGCACGCGACGCCACCATCGCGGCGCTGCAGCAGCGCGTCGCGGGCCTCGAAGCCGACCTCGCGACCGCGACCGAGCCGAAGGGCACCGGGAGCGCCGCGGACACCACGCTCGACCCGAAGAGCAGGACCACCAAGCCCCGGGGGAGCTGATCCGCCGTGGCCTGGACCGCCTCCACGTTCAAGACCGCATACCCCGAGTTCGAGGCGCTGGCCGACGCGCTCGTCGAGGCGAAGCTCGCCGAGGCGACGCGGCGGCTCGACGCGCGCGTGTTCGGGGCGCGGTTCGACGACGCCGTGGGCCTCCAGGCCGCGCACCTGCTCGCGCTCTCGCCGTTCGGGCAGCACGCCCGGCTGGAGAGCGACAAGGGCGACACGACGTACCGCCAGGAGCTGCAGCGGCTGATGCGCGCCAGCGCCGGCGGTCCGTGGACGATCGGGCAGCTGCCCGACGGGACGTTGCTGCCGTGAGCACCCGAGGACACGCGCGGGTGACCGACACCGACCGCGGGCTCGCCCGCGTCGCGGCGCGCATCGCGGGCAAGCTCCGCGTGCGCGTCGGGATCCTCGCGGACGCCCCGAAGAAGGGCCACGACGGCGGCGACGGCGGCGGCAAGGCCTCGTTGCTCGAAGTCGCGGCGATTCACGAGTTCGGTGCGCCCGGCGCGGGCATCCCGCAGCGCTCGTTCCTGCGCGGCGGCGTCGACGCCAACGAGCAGGAGATCCGCAAGCTCCAGGCGGCGCAGGCCCGGCGCATCATCGAGGGCAAGGTCCAGCCGCGGATGGCCATGGAGCAGCTCGGCGCGCGGATCGCGGGGCTGGTCAAGAAGTTCATGGCATCGAACATTCCGCCACCGCTCGCGGCGGAGACGATCGAGCGGAAGGGCTCGAGCGTCGCGCTGATCGACACGGGGCAACTGCGTTCGTCGATCACCTACCAGGTGACCGAGGACTGATGGACTACGCCGTACTCCAGCCCGCGCTGGTCGCGTGGGTCAAGGCGCTCACCGGCCTGGCCGTCGTGGTCTGGCAGGACGAGCCGCGCCCGCAGAGCAACGGCGCGCTCGGCACGCTCTCGTGGCTGGGCAGCGGCGGCGTGGGCGTCGACGAAGTGTTGTACGAGGACACGGGCGCGGCGAAGCCGGCGTTCGACCTGGTGCCCGTGGTGCGGGGCCTCCGCACGCTGCGGCTCCAGGTCAGCGTGGACACGTTCTCGCAGCTGCCGGCGGGCAACGCCCGGACGCTGCTGGAGGCGCTCCGGGACCGGCTCCGCGCGCCGTCGTCGCTCGCCACGCTGCGCGCGGTGAACCTCGGCGTGATCGGCGCGACCGACATCACCGAGGCTCCCTACAAGGCGGACCAGCGCTGGATCAAGCGCGCGCTCATCGAGCTGCGCTTCAACGCCACGAGCGGGTTCCGCGACACCGCGGGCGCGCTCCCCTCCATCGAGACGGTGGAGGTCACCACGACGATCACGCGCCCGGACGGCACCACGGCCGCGGAGCGCACGGACACGTTCACCGTTACGTGAGGGCAGCATGGCACTCGACGACATCGCGAAGGTCACCATCACCGCATCGAGCCCGGGCCCCACGCGCAAGGGCTTCGGCGTGCCGTGCTTCGTGGGCTACCACGATCGCTGGGGCGCCAGCAGCGACCGCGTGCGCTCGTACACGGGGCTCCTGGGGATGTCCGCGGACGGCTTCCAGAGCTATGACCCGCTGTACAAGATGGCCGCGGCGGCGTTCGCACAGCGCCCGCGCCCGGAGCGGATCAAGATCGGGCGCCGCAGTGCCGCGCCGAACGCCCAGGTGGTGGAGCTCACCCCTGAGGCGCCCTCCGCCGGCAAGATCTACGCGGCGCACGCGAACGGCGCGGACGCGACGTACACCGCGTTGGTGGGCGACGACACGGCCGCGGTCTGCACCGCGTTTGCCTCGGCGCTCAACGCCATCAACGGCGCGGACGTCGATGCCATCATCGCGACCGGCGGCGCCAGCACGAACGGCACGCAGAACCTCACCGGGACCAGCCTCAACGGCGTGATCGGGACGCGCACGATGGCCCCCGCGCGCGCGCTCACGTTCACGTTCTCCAGCCACGCGGACTGGGACGCGACCACCATCGTGGTCACCGGCACCGACGGCAAGGGGACCGTCATCACCGAAAGCTTCAACGTGCCGAACGGCGGCAACGCCACGGTGAGCGGCTCGAAGCTGTTCCGCACCGTCACTGCCGTGGCGATCCCCGCGCAGTCGGGGTCCGGCGGCACCTTCACGATGGGCGTCCGCGCTCGCTTCACGGCGACCGGGGCCAGCACCACGAAGGTGGTGTGCACCGCCGTCATCGCCGGCGAGCAGATCGACTACAGCGCGTGGTCGGGGACGCTCTCGGTCGCGGAGACGACGGCGGACAGCGACCTCGATGCCCAGCTCACCGCCATCCAGACCGCGGACAAGGCGTTCTATGGCTTGGCGATCGAGGGGCAGGGCAAGGCGGAGATCGAGATCGCGGCGGCGTGGGCCGAGACGCACGGGGTGCTCTTCGTCGGGCAGAACGGCGCCACGGCGGCGATGGACCCGAACGCCACCACGGACGTATTCAGCGAGCTGAAGGCGCTGTCGTACGGCCGCACGCTCACCTGTTTTCACCCGAGCTTCGGGCAGACCTGGATGGCCGCGGCGCTGCTGGGCAACCGGCTCCCGAAGGATCCGGGCTCGGACACGTGGGTGTTCAAGACGCTCGTGGGCGTCACGAGCTACGCGCTCACGGACACGCAGGAGTCCGCGCTGAAGGCGAAGCGCGCGACGTACTACACGAACATCTCGGGCCTCGATCTCACCAGCGGCGGGCTCGTCGCCGGCGGCGAGTGGGTCGACGTCGTGCGCGGCATCGACTGGATGACCGCCCGGATGCAGGAGCGCGTCGTCGCGCTCCAGGCGCAGAGCGAGAAGGTCACGTTCGACGATGCCGGCATCACCGCCGTCACGGGCGAGGTGATCGCGCAGATCAAGGACGGCATCAAGGTCAAGCTGCTGACCAGCAGCCCGGCCTACGCGGTGAGCGCGCCGAAGGCCGCGGACGTGAGCGACGCGGACAAGCGCCTCCGCAAGCTGCCGGGCGTGCAGTTCACGGCGCCGCTCGCGGGCGCGATCGTGCTCACGGAGATCAGCGGCACCCTGACGGTGTGAGGTAAGCCATGGGCGATCTGAAGACGTATTGCTCCGATCAGGTGACCGCGACGTTCCTCGGGCGCGCGCTCGACAGCGGCTTCGCGGAGGGCGAGTTCATCGCGATCAAGCGCACCACACAGCGCTGGAGCAGCAAGGCCGGCACCGACGGCCAGGTCACGCGCTACAAGTCGAACGACCGGCGCTGCACCATCACGGTCAAGCTGATGCACACCAGCCTGACGAACGACTACCTGCAGGGCGTGTTCAACGCGGACACGGGCGCGCCGAACGGCAGCGGCGTGGGCGTGTTCCAGGTGCGCGACAACAATTCCGGCGTGCTGCTCTGCCACGCGGAGCGCTGCTGGCTCGCCAAGGAGCCTGACATGGGCCGCGGCGCGGAGGCGAGCGAGTACGAATGGACGTTCGAGTGCGCGGATGCCGAGCTGAACTTCAGCGGCAACCCCAGCACGTGAGGTGAGCGATGCGCGCAGCAGAACACCGCACCATCAACGGCCGAGCGTTCGAGATCAAGCCGCTCGGCTCCGGCCCCTCGCTCAAGGTGCTCTCGCGCCTCGCGCGCGTCGCCGGCCCCGTGCTCGGGAGCCTCGTGTCCGGCGGCGGGAAGGCGCTCGACGCCATCGAGGGACCGACGCTGGCGCGCGCGATCGAGGGCGCGCTCGCGCGCCTGCAGGACGATGACCTCGAGGCCATCGCCCGGATCTTCGCCGAGGTGACCATGGCCGCGCCGCCCGACGCGCCCTCCGGCAGCGACCGGCTGATCCCGCTGGCGAAGCACTTCGACGAGTACTTCGCGGGCGACCTGGCGCTGTTCTTCCTCTGGCTCCGCGCCGCTGCGGAGGTCAGCTTTGGCCCTTTGTGGAGCGCGCTGGGGAGTCGCCTCGCGGCCCGACCCGGCGCTTCAGCCGCGGCGGCTCCGGCGCGCTGAAGATCCAGATCCCGGCGCACATCCCGTGGAGCGTGCACCGGATCGCGACCAGCGGGCGCTACCAGGACTCGCTGCACGTGATCCTGAGCGAGTGGACGCTCGCGGACGTCTGGGACGCCAACGCGGTGCTGGACGCGATCGAGCGGGCGCTGGCCGAGCGAGAGGACGAGTGAGCGATGGCTGACCACGACGCGCTGAGAGAGATCGCCGCCGTCTTCGGCATCGAGTGGGAGGACGAACACCTCCAGCGCGGCGTGCAGACGATCAACGGCGCCATCGGCGTGGTCCGCCAGTTCGCGGGCGTCGTCGCCGGCAGCGCGCTGATTCGCGGCATCGTGGAGTTCACCGACCGCTTCGCCGAGCAGGCCAACGCCGTGGGCGACGCGGCGGACCGCTACGGCCTCGCGGCGGACGAGATGCAGGGCCTGTCGTTCGCGGCCGAGAATGCCGGCGTCAACGCCGAGCAGTTCAATGCTGTGTTGGGCGCGCTCTCGCGCAACGCCAGCGGCGCCGCGACGGGCAACGCCACGGCCGCGGCGGCGTTCCAGGCGCTGGGCATTCGCGCGGCCGATGCGCACGGGCAGACGCGCCCGCTCGTGGATCTGCTGGATGACCTGGGCGATGGGTTCGATCGGATCGAGGATCCCGCCCGGCGCGTCGCCCTCGCGCAGCAGCTGCTGGGCGAAGCGGGCGCGCGGCTGCTCCCGGTGCTCCACGCGGGCGCGGGGGGCGTCGCCGCGCTGCGGGAAGAGTTCGAGGGCCTGGGCGGCGCGATCGACCACGACGCCATCGAGTCCGCCCAGCGCTACCGCCAGGCCATGCTGCGCTGGCGCGTCGCGAGCGACGGGGTGCGTGCCCAGCTCGCCAACGCGCTGCTGCCGGTGCTGACCTCGATGGTGGGCTGGGTCGGGCAGGCGGTGGGCACGTTCAACCAGCTCACGCGCGGGACGAACGTCGTCAGGCTCGCCATGGCCGGCATGGGCGCGATCGGCTCGCTCGCCGCGGCCCGGCTGCTCTACGCGTGGCTCCCGGTGCTGCGGCCGTTCCTCGGGATGGCCGCGGTGGTCGCCGCGGTGATCCTCGTTCTGGACGACCTGATCACGCTGTTCCGCGGCGGCGATTCGGTGATCGGGCGCTTCCTCGACTCGATGGGCGGCGTGGGCGCGTCCGCGCGCTTCGTGGGGTTCGTCCGCGAGGCCTGGGAAGGCATGCAGCACGCCGCGCAGGAGGCGTACCGCTACCTCTCCGAAGCCTGGCAGGGGATGGAGCTGTTTGCGTCGAACGCCGCCACGGCGATCCGGCGCGTGTTCGGCGAGATGTTCACGTGGATCGATGAGCAGTTCGGCGGGATGTTCTCGCGCCTCGGCCGGTACATCTCGAACAGCTGGCTGGGGCGCCTCGGGCGCGGCATCGCGAATGTCGCGGGAGGCGTGGCGAGGGACTGGGCGAACATCATCAACGGCTCGGGCCTGAACGCCCAGACCGCGGAGAACGCGCCGCGTGCGACGACGCGCGGTGTGACGCTGCCGGCCGCGGCCCCCGCGCCGACGCCGGCGGCGACGCCCGCCCCGACGCGTCCGCCGCAGGTGACCGTCACGCAGCGGAACGAGATCAACGTGCACGGCGTCGAGAGCCCGAACGAGGCCGCGACCCGCGTGCTCGACGAGCTGAACCGCAACACCGCGGCGGCGTTCGACGCGGCCCACCCCGTCTGGCCAGGAGACAGGCACTGATGCTGCTCGTGCGCACCTACCTCGCGCCCTCGCGGATCCACGGCATCGGGCTGTTTGCCGGCCAGCGGATTCCCGCGGGCACCGTGCTCTGGCGCTTCGCCACCCTGCTGGACACCCGCATCCCGGTCGGAGCCATCGAGGGGCTCCCGCCGCTCGCGCGCGAGGCGCTGGCCCGCTACGGCTATCGCGTCGGCGACGCCGTGTTTCTGTGCGGCGACGACGCGCGCTTCATGAACCACGCCCCATCGCCGAACTGCGACGACGCGCGCGACGCGTTCGAGACGGTGGCCGCGCGCGACATCGCCGAAGGCGAAGAGCTGACGTGCGATTACCGCGTGATCGATGATGACTGGCGCGCCGCCGGGGGCCCGCCGTGCTGACCCTCGAAGCCACCGGCAGCGATGGAACCATCGTCGCGATCGAGTTCGACGTCTCGGAGCGCGAGGGCTACGAGGCCCCGGCGGAGATCACGGAGCACGCCGTGGAGCAGGGCGCTGCGGTCACCGACAACGTGCGGCCGGGCAACGACACGCTGACCCTCGAGGCGTTCGTCTCGAACACGCCCATCGTGGTGCCCGGGACGCAGATGGACGGCGCCAGCGCCGTGACCACCCGGAGCGGCGTGGTGCGCGTGGGCAACACGGATGTGCCCGTCACGGCGCTGCAGTGGTCGCAGCAATTCGACCGGGTGCGCGGCGTGGACACGCTGCTCCGCGCGTGGCGCGACGCGGGCCAGTTGCTCACGGTGACCACGAGCCTGCGCACGCTGGAGTCCTACGTGATCGAGCGCTACCGGCTCGATCGCGACGCGGAGAACGGCGACGGCTTGCCCGTCGTGCTGGACCTCAAGCGCGTGCGCCTCGTGACCACGCAGCGCGTGCCGGTGACGGCCCCGCGCCACCGCCGCGGCCAGCACCAGCAGCAGCGCGGCGCACAGCCAGGGCGCCCAGCGGACAACCGCTCGGCGTGGGCACGCGGTAGCGATGCGCTGCGCGATCGCGTGCGGAGGCTGCGCCAATGATCGAGATCCCGTGCACGCCCGGAGGTGTCGCGACGTGGACGCAGCGCACCGCGCTCGACGGCCGCGACTACGTGCTCGCGTTCCGCTGGAACCAGCGCGCGGGCGCGTGGACGCTGGACCTCGCCGATCAGGACGGCGCCGCGATCCTGCTGGGGCGCACGCTCGTGGCGGGCTACCCGCTGCTCAAGGGCGTGACGGACACGCGCCGTCCGCCGGGCGAGCTGGCCGTGCTGGACGCGTTCGGCCTCGATGACCTCGATCCCGCGTTCAGCGACCTCGGGACGCGCTTCGTGCTGGTGTACGTCACCGCGGCGGAGCTCGCGTGAGCGCGCTCTACGGCCGCATCTGGCGCGTGCAGGTGGGCACGCTGCAGACCGATGCGCTGGACGTGGAGTTCAAGATCAAGCGCACCCTGCGCGCCACGCCGGGCACGTGCGAGCTGACGATCTTCAACCTCACCGACGCGCACCGCCGCGAGATCCACGGCGCGCGCCGGCCGCTGGTCCAGGTCGAGGCGGGCTACCGCGACACGGGCCTGTCGCTGCTGTTCCGCGGCGACGGCCGGCGCTCGCAGATCGAGCGCGACGGGACCGACTTCAACGTCAAGGTGCTGGCGGGCGACGGCGCGTTTGCGATCCGCACGGCCCGCTGCGGGCGCGCGTTCGGCCCGGACACGCGGCTCGACGAGGTGGTGCGGGCCATCGCCGACGCGATGGGCGTGGGCACCGGGAACGTGCCGGAGGCCCTCCGGGCCGCGGGCCTCGATCGCGTGGGCGCGCTGTTTCCGCGCGGCACCGCGGTGCGGGGCCCGGCGGCGCGGGAGCTCACGGCGCTGCTCCACTCGGCGCGCCTGTCGTGGTCGATCCAGGACGGGGTGCTCCAGGTGCTGCCCTACGGCGGCGCGCTCGCGCGGACGGCCGTGCTGCTCTCGCCGGACACGGGCCTCGTGGGCTCGCCGGAGATCGGGGAGCACGGCGCGCTGAAGGCCCGCGCGTTCCTCCAGCCGGACCTCGTGCCCGGGCGCCAGGTGCAGCTGGCGAGCGCGGTGCAGCGCGGGCTGTACCGCATCACCACGGCCGAATACACCGGCCAGTCGACCGGCGGCGGATCGTCGCCGTGGTACGCGGCCCTCGAGCTCCGACAGGTGACCTGATGCCCGGCGAGCGCCCCGACAGCCCCGACCTCACCGACGTGATGCAGGCCTTCATCGAGCAATCGCTCGCGGAGGTGCACACGGCGATGCCCGGCCGCGTGGAGCACTACGACGCCGGCACGCAGCGCGCGACGGTGCTCCCGCTGGTGCGCTACCCGAACCCGCAGCCGGACGGCACCGTGGAGTACGAGGATCTCCCGCCGCTCGCGGAGGTGCCGGTGCTCTTCCCGCGCGCCGGCGGCTTCTTCGTCGCGCTCCCCGTCGCGGTCGGCGACACCGTGCTGATCGTGAGCCAGGAGACGGCCGTGGGGCACTGGGAGGCGGGCGACGGGGGCGTCGCGTTCCCGGGCGATCTGCGCCGGCATCACCTCGCGCACTGCGTCTGTCTGCCGGGCTACTTCGTGCGCAGCCAGCCGCTCGCGCACGCGCCCGGGGCGGGATCGATGGTGATCGGTGCAGACGCGTCGAGCGGCCCGCGTCTGACACTGAAAAGCGACGGCACGATCATGCTGGAGAGCGGCGGCGGAACGCGCCTGCAGATCGACCCGGACGGCAAGGTGCACGGCGGCGGGTATCCGGGGGCGGACTTCGTGGCGCTCGCTGCCGCGGTGGATGCTCGCCTGAACACATTGCGCCTCGCGATCAACGGCATCGCTGCGGCGGTGCCGGTGACCCCGCCCCCGTCGTGCGCGACACCGTTCGCGACCGTCGCAGCGTCGAAGTTCAAGGCGACGTAGCGGTCAGCGGAACGGGCACCCCATGAGCCAGAGATCGCCGTAGTCCGGCGACAGCGTGCGGCCGGGAATGCCGGTCACATCCGCGATGCCGTTCGCGCCCGGCGCTCGGACAGTGACGTGCACGCTCTGGAGAAACGAGGTGCTGTCGCCATAGACCGGACCGCGCGCCACGTGGACGTCGGTCGTGGTCAGGGTCGCACCGCCGGCGCCGCGGAAGGTCACCGACGCGCCGCCGCCGTCGCTCCCGGCGGGAATCGTTCCGTTCACGTCGAGGCACACGCTGCTGCCCTCCACGCACGCGCGAAGCGAGAAGGTGACGTTGCCGCCGTCGCCGCTCGTGGAGCACGCGAGCGGTGCTGCGGTGTGCACGTAGTCTGCGCCGCTGCGAAACCCGGCGAAGATCGAGAGGCGCGGGTATTCGTGCGTGACGTCGTAGTCGATCGGACCCGCGTCCGCAGCGTCCGCCGCGTCACTCGCCTGCACGTCTCCAGGCGCGTCGATCGGCACCGGGGTATCGCTGCCGGAGTCCGCGTTCTGCACGTCGCTGCCGGTATCTGCCGGCACGTCCGCGCCGCCATCCGCGAGCGGACTTCCGCTCGAACAACCGACCATCAGGGCCACCAGAGCTATGCACGTCTGTCGCATGCCACCTCGCACCGCGGAACTCTCGCCCCCCAGGGCCGGAGACGCAACGCCTACTGCGTCGCGGGGGGATCGGCGATCGGCACCAGTTCTACGGCGAACACCACCGGGACCACCTCGGCACCCAGCGGCCCCTCTTCGGTGGGTGCATCGGAAAAGATGCCGTACGCCCGGACGCGCGCGCGATCCACGATGCGGTCATCGGCTACGGCCGGCATCGACACGGCCCATCGCTCCCGACCGATGGGATCCGTGGTCAGCTCCAGCGAGGTCACGCCGTTCGACTCGTGGACGTTGCGTGCTTCGCCCTCCAAACGAACGAACCGGCCACGCGCCCGGTCGGGGGCGCGTCGGATCAGCCCGGGCGTGGTCCAGTGCTCGCGGTCGGTTCTGGACTCGTCGTCCATCCGCGTGATCTCTCGGGCGTGGTCCGCCGGTGACATCTGCCGGATGTTGCGCGTGGTGACCATCGCCATCGCCATGAGGTACCGCCGCGCGCGGTCGGCAATGACGCCGATCGAGAATCCCACGCCTCCGTCTGTAAGGCGGCACACGATGGGCTGGTCATGCTCGATTCCCGGGCCGATGGCCTCGATGACATCCGCGCCCGCGCACGTCGGATTGGTGATCACGAGCGGCTCGACCGCTGGAGCTTGCGCGCGAACCGGGGCCGGCGCGGGGGCAGGGGGTTCGGGTGGTGCTGCCGCAGCGGCCGGGGCGGAGCGCGCGGCCGCGGGCGCGGTGACGGTGGCGCGCGAGCGGCATCCGAGGACGAGCGCGAGGGCAACCAGCATGGTCGTGGGACGCATCCGGCGGATCATCGAGCCTGATAGGCGGGGTGCGCAATCACCCCTCAGGGTCATGCCGGCCCACTGTGCCCATCGCGGCAGACCGTTGCGCCGTCCCGGCCTTTCGTGCCAGCCGCGGGCTGTGTAGGACGGCGGAGAGGGCCACGCTGGGTGCGTGCGGACCCTCGCGCTCGATCCGACGACGGGTGACCTCGCGCTCGACGCGAACGGGCGCACCCGTCTGACCGACGCGGGCGCGGAGAGCGTCCGCCAGCGGATGTTTTTGCGCCTCTCGCTCTGGCAGGGTGAGTACGCGCTCGACACGCGCCAGGGGATCCCGTATGCGGCGTACCTCGGCCAGAAGGGCGTGGAGTCGCAGTTCGAGCGCGTGCTGCGGCGCGCCGCCGAGAGCTGCCCGGGCGTCGCGGCACTGAGCGCGTTCGCGATGGCCGTGGATCCGTCCACGCGCAAGGCCAGCATCACGCTCGAAGCACAGACCGCGCAGGGCGAGCCTGTCTCGCTCGATGCGTTCGACGCGGGAGCCGGCGCGTGACCGCGGGGCTCTCCAGCGCCGGGCTGACGATCAAGACGATCGCCGAGCTGAAAGACGAGATCGAGGCCTCGCAGCGCGGCGCGATCGATCCGCAGCTGGACACCTCCGCGGAGTCGCCCGTTGGGCAGCTCAATGCATCGATCATCCCGCAGCTCGCCCAGCTCTGGGAACTTGCGGGCGTGCTCTACAGCATCCGCGACCCCCGCGCAGCCCAGCACGCCGCGCTGGACGCGGTGTGCGCGATCACCGGGACGCAGCGGCGCGGCGAGACGAAGGGGCGCGTTCCGCTGCGGCTCACCGTCACGGCGCATCGCACGATTCCGGCCGGCTCCGTCGCCCAGGTGAACGGGCAACCAGACAACCGCTGGGCGACCACCGAGGACGCCATCAACGACACGTCCGGTACGCTGGACGTGACCGTGCAGGGCGAGGCGGTGAACGCCGGGATCTTCGTCGCCAACGCGGGGCAGATCAACGTCATCGCCACGCCCGTGACGGGCTGGAGCGCCGTCACGAACGATGTGGATGCGGCCGTGGGCTCCCCCGTCGAGGGTGACCCGGCGCTCCGCGCGCGCCGCGAGGACGAGCTCTCGGGCGAAGGCACTTCGCCCATCGAAGCGATCCGCGCCGATCTGCTCGCCGTGACGGACTCTGCGGGGAATCTCGTGGTGGCCGCGTGCACGGTGGATGAGAACGACACGGACATCACGGACACCATCGGCCGTCCGCCGCACTCGATCGAGGCGGTGATTCAGTTCCAGTCCGGGCTCTCGGGAACCGCGCTCACGGACGCGCGCCAGGCCGCGGCTACGAAGCTCTGGAAGAGCAAGGCCGGCGGCATCCGCACGTGGAGTGACCCGCTGAACCCGCACAGCGCGACGGTGGTCGACTCGCAGA